TCTGATAGGCTTCATGCCTGCATTGAATATTCTGTGTCTTTAGCAAAAGGCATAGTTCATCCATCATTTTCTTACGCATTACTCTGCCTTCTGCGCGTGACGCTTTCTTAACTTCCGCCTCTCTTTCTTTTCTGATTGGTGCTTTCTGGACTTCAGTAAAGCCCATGTTGACATAAGCCGGTTCTGTGTTTATCTTTGGCGCCGGAAATAATCCCAAGCTTATCATCCATGATGATCCGTTAGAATTTGATTGATACATGCTTAACCTTTGAGTGAACTATTAGATTAATAATTGCTTCTGCTGTAGCCTCTGGTATTTCTTGATCAATCAACGATAATACAGCTTCATCAATAATATTTTTACGGTGTTTTTTATCGGCTATTCTTGCAGCCTCTTCCTGTGCAAGTCGTTTTGCTTCAGCTTCTTTCAAAGCTTCGTCTCTGAGTTTCTGCTGTTCTCTTTGGTATTCAAGTTCTTTTGCAACACGCTCCTTATCTAATCTATCAGCTTCTTTTTTTGCTTCTTCTGCCAATCTGGCGCGCTCTTTTTCTTCCGCTTCAATCCTTACCTTTTCTTGTGCAGCAAATGCAGCAGCTTGCACTTTTTCAATTTCTATCTTAGCTGCTTCTTCTTCCTTGCGCTTTTGTTCAGTCATGCGTGATTCAACAAGCAACTTAAAATCATCTTCTGGCTTGGTTATAATCGACTGAAGATCACGGAATAGCGATAAATCATCCGGCAAGTGAGTTAAATTTTTTCTGATCACTCTTGCTAGATCATCAAGTTTGATTTTGATTGCGGCAACTTCGGTATCAACTGCATTGTGAAGGCTGGCAAGTGTGCGTTTATTCTTGCAAGCCGTTTCAAAACTTTGTCTGGATAAATTAAAAAGAGCTGCAAAATTAATTTTTAGAAATTCAGATGATATTAAGCATTGATGTTCTGCGCATGCTTTATAAGCATCATCAATAATTTTTGTTTTGATACTTTCCTTCTGAGTTTTAACAAGCTTCTCAAGTGTTAACCGTTTTGTCCGGATCGACTCTTTGATAAAATCAATCGTTCGCATTAATTCATCAATGCTAGCCGTTTGCCCGATTGCTGCGGCTTTTGCTGATTCAAGCTTCTTTTCTGTTTCATCGCAGAATTTGACAGTTGCTTCTGCTTGAACGAAATCTTCATCAGTCTTCAATTCAGTGCTGATATTAGCGATAAACGTTTCTGCGGCCTCTTTAAATTGCGGCAAATTGCTTACTGTTACCTCACCCTTGATCTGGATAGATAGCGCTGGTAATTGCATGATTGCTGCGGCTTGTGGCTTATCTGCAAATTCTTTGGGTTCAAATGCTTGCAAATCCAATTCAAACTGAAACCAGCCTGATTGAATCCGATCAAACCAAGATTGGTCTGGCAATACTTCAATCAGCACTCGATTGTTTTCTGTGCCGTCGCTGCAAACAAAAATCACTTTCTGCGCACCGGTGACCATTAGAATCTGCTGGCATTGCGGCATATGCGAATCCGGCAGCGTGTTATTTGTTGCGATGTAATCAGCAAGCGATGCGTTGTATTGTTTATGTTCAAATGCCAAATGACCGTCAATCGTTAAGCCGTCACAGGATGCCGATAACTTACCAAGCGAGCAGGTCACTGGATAAAGTTCATCATTCAACTCATTTTCAAGTATTGCGCGTGCAAGCGCTTCAACTTCATGCCCGTAATCAAGAATATTTTTTTGTACCCAATCGCTGTACTCTTTTGATTTTCCGGTCTTCTTGTAAAGCAAAAGATCGTTTCTGGTTAAATCATTCGAAAGACCAAGCATTGCGCTTGCTTCTGATGCGCCAAAATGATCTGCTCGGAATTCATGCCAAAGCGATGAACCCTGTTGTAAGTTATGCGTCTGCATTTTCTACCTCGATATTTTTGATTGATTGTTTTTGAACATCAGAAAGTATGTATCTTGTTGATATAGTATTTATAAGCTGTTCGGCTGTTTGTTTTTTTGATGTGATTGCCTCAATCCATCCTGAAAGTTTGTCTTTAAATCTATCAGCCGGGTACTCTGGTAATTCTTTATTCTCAACCTGCTTACTTTTGGGCGTAACATCAATTTCCACAATTCTTTCAGCTTCATCCTGATCGTAAATACCAGTGAATCCAAACGCTAAGCGTGCGGCCTGTATCATTGCTTTGTGTCGCAACATGCGGCGCGGGTGTGATTTCCAGGCCGGTGAAGTATCGCGTTTACATTCGTCCATATATTCAGTGGCGCTGGTAGGATGCGTTCTATCTTTACGATAGATAATGCACGTGCAGCTTTCACTATCTGATTTAAAATCCATTCCATCAAATTGGGCGTGTGTGTTCATAATGCGAGACCATCCATCGACACCCACAACAGGTACAATTCCTCCCTTATCAGGGAAAGCAAATATTTCACGAGTAAAAGGGTTTAGTCCATATTGGTTTGCAACAATCAAAAGAGCAGTCATTTGCTCGTCAGTGACTTGTGTATTGCTTTTGAATGCAGTTGATTTAAGGGTTTCAGACAAACCCGATCCATCGCCCATATCGAACTGCGACGCAAGCTTGTTTGTTAGTGTTGCTAATGCTGTATTCATAATTTACCTTCCCAATAATTCTTTTTAACGTTGAATCCATGTGCCCATGCCGCGAACAAATCTGAATCTTTTTCGTGCGGATTGTCGCTCTTTAAATCTCCATCGCGGTATGCTTTAGCTCCACGATTTTCAGCTAACTCTACTGATAATTTACCTTCACTCATGGTTAGCAATCTCTATTTCTTCGCAAAAATCATAAGTGTCGCACCATCTTTCGGATGCGCCATCGTCCATAAAAAGCACGAACACAAGAGCTATAAACAATACCCAAATCAATCTAGTGTCAGTCATGTCGTCACCTGTAATTTTGATATCGCGATCTTCAATTGCTCAAGCTTCTCAGCGCGAGTAATCAGCCCGTTGTGCTCGTAATTTCTTTCCATGTGATGAGACATAGCATTAAAAATATTTACATCTTGCTGCAGATTGCTATGCTCATTTGAGCAGTAATCGAGCAGTCCCATTCTTGCCGTCAACGAAGCCTGAATCGCATCAAGCAGCATCGGCATACTGACACTAGATTGATTTGGGTATTGTTTATAGCTCTTGTGTTCGTGCTTTTTATGGACGATGGCGCATCCGAAAGATGGTGCGACACTTATCAGTTTTGCGAGGATCAATCGATTCATGCGGAAACAGCGGACGGAATTTATTACGAGATTGAGAAATTATGAGCACATTACCAGCATTACAAATGGATGAAGAAGAATTATTTAAGGTCTTGAGCAACTCTTTGTACGTTGGAGCGCAGCCAGAATCTATAAAAATGGTTCTGAGTTACTGCAAAGCAAGTGGATTAGATCCCATGCAGAAGCCTGTCCATATAGTTCCTATGTATTGCGCTACCGGCCAAAAGGACGCAAAGGGATATGACATCAAAGCCATGCGTGATGTGGTCATGCCGGGGATTGGATTGTATCGGATGCAGGCATCAAGATCCGGTGAGTTCGCGGGCACTTCTGAGCCGGAATTCGGGAACGATATCACCGAGGCACTTGATGGAATGGAAATAACCTACCCTGCATGGTGCAAAGTGACTGTAAAAAGGCTAATGACAAACGGAATAATTGCTGAATTTACAGCCAAGGAATTCTGGAAAGAAAATTACGCAACCAAAGGGAAAGATTCAAAATCACCCAATACGATGTGGGCAAAAAGACCTTATGCGCAGGTTGCGAAATGCGCCGAAGCACAGGCATTACGAAAGGCGTTTCCTGAGAAATGCTCAGAAGTAACCGCAGACGAGATGGAGGGCAAAGAAATTGACATTACACCAACCAGGCAGCAGATACCAGAAAATGAAACAAAGCCTCTTCCTGTTTTAAGTGACGATGCTTTTAATAAAAAATCCCCAGTTTGGAAGCAAAACCTTATAGATAACAATGAGACAGTAGAGAACCTTCTGGCTTTCTTTGGAACAAGATACTCATTCACTGAAGCTCAAATCAAAGAAATTAAATCATGGGAAGAAAATAATGCAAATGCATAACAATTTAATCCAGGGTACAAATTTATGGCATGAATTCCGCGCCGATCACTTTGGCGCATCAGAGGCAGCAGCAATGCTTGGTTTGTCTAAAGATTTAACGCGCAATGATCTTTTGCTCTACAAAAAAACCGGAAAGTCGAAAGAGTATAGCGACTGGGTGCAGAAGAATATTCTTGATTACGGGCATGAAGTTGAGGGATTGGCGCGGGCAATTCTTGAAGATGAAATAAGTGATGAACTGTGCCCGGTGACCTGCTCGCTTGGCAAGTTATCAGCCTCGTGCGATGGTCTTACTTTCGGTAAAGATATCGCATTCGAGCACAAGCAATACAACGCCTCTCTTGCTGATTTTATCGCAACAAATAACACCTTGCCTGATTCGCACATGCCGCAATGCCAGCAGATTCTTTTGGTAACCGGTGCCCAGAAAGTCATTTTTGTTTGCAGCGATGGCACGGAAAACAATCGGGTTATGATTGACGTGTTTCCAGACAAGGCATGGTTTGATCGAATTGAATCAGGCTGGGAACAGTTCGACAAAGACTTGGAAACATTTGAACCCAAAGAATTCGCAGATAAGCCACAGGCCGCAGCAATAATGCAATTGCCAGCGCTATCTATCCAGATCAAGGGTGAGGTGACTGTAAGTAATTTGCCGCAGTTTAAAGATGCAGCAGAAACGTTTATAGCGCGAATCAATACCGATCTAAAAACTGATGAAGATTTTGTGAATGCGGAAGAAACGGTCAAATTCTGCGACGAAACAGAAAAGAAACTTGAATCAGCGAAAGCTGCAGCAATCGGGCAAACGGCCAGCATTGATGAATTAATGCGAACGATTGACTACATTAAAGATCAACTGCGGACTAAACGGCTGTTTCTTGAGAAGCTGGTTAAGTCTCAGAAAGAAAGTATTAAGACAAACATTATAAATGATGCTTATAAGTTATGCGCCGACCATCAAACAAGTATAGCGCTTGAATTTAAGAATATCAACTTTGCATCACTTGCGAATTTATCCCGACAAAGTTTTGAAACAGCTTGCAAAAACAAACGAACTCTTGCCAGCTTACACAATGCAGTTGATACCGAAGTTGCAGCAATCAAAATCAAACTTGACGATCTTGCTCGAGTGATTAGAACAAATCTCACTCACTTACCGGATGATTTATCCCTGTTCAGAGACTTGCAATCGATCATAACCAAGCACGAAGATGATTTTGTATTGCTTGTTGAATCACGGCTGGCAGAACAAAAGCGCAAGGAGGAAGAAGCCGCGCAGAAAGCTGTAGCAGAAGCCAAGGCAAAGGATGAAGCAGAAGAGGCAAAATTGGCAGCAGCACAGGAACAAAAAAAGCCAGACCCAGAACCATCGGAAGTAGTCTCTCGAGTGCCAAGATATGCAGCAGCGCCTATTGTGAGACCAGTTCAGCCGATAAGCGAAAAACCTTTCTTAGTATTAATGCAGAAGTATGAAGACTTAACGGATGAAGAGAAAGAGGAGGCACCAAGTAATGGATGCGGTGCGGAATGGGCATCTTATATCCGAGTTATCCATAACGGAGAGACGCAGCTTCTTAAAAACGATGCGGTAGAGCCAGAGGATGCAACTTTCTCGCGTGATTTTAATTGGGTTCTTTCCGCAATTAGAGAAGCTTATGAGTTGGGCGTTAAAGATGGGAAGCAATCTTTAAAACAGGACTCAGAAGCATGAGCGCGCAAACATCATGGATGATAAGTCTGGGCCTAGCTAAAGTGCCGCCAAAGCTTTTTATGCCAAGAAAAACGGCGTTTATTAAAATATCATTCGATAAAACAAATATTAATGCGGAAAGAAAATCTGCGCGAAAAAGATTGATTGAATCAATAATGGAGATGATTAAAGACATACCACAAGATAAGCGAGAAGTAAAGGAAACCAACGAAGAGCATTATTTAAAGTTGACTAAAAAAGATATGTTAGAACTTATCGAACATATAAAATTAGGAGGGCAACTTAATCATAAGATTGCTGAATTCATTGATTATTACCAGCCTGAGCCTAAGTCATGAAGACTAAACAATGTGGGAATTGCGAGTTTTGGGATAAAGTCCCGAACATGTTATTTGGTGAGTGCATGGCACCTGTTCCTTCTTACATAGACAAGGAAGAAGAAAGCCCAGTAACATTTAACATCGAAGGAAAAGATTGTCAAGTATACAAGGAAAACTCATGAGCGAATGGAAAGAATACAACGGCAGCGATGAGCAGATTGCTGAGATGATGGATGCCAAAAGTGGCGTTGTCCTAAGAAATGAGAATTTAACGGAGTATCTAATTAATTTGCATCATATGGATTATGAGCTTGCTAAGTTTGCAATTGAAACCAGATTCACATGCAGTTATCTGATCTGCAATCCGCACCCGCACGCAGACATGATCTGCAAGCAAGCAAGGACAGGTCAGCCGGTTTGGGTTAGAATTCCAGTAAGTTATAAGCGATATGGGTATCGTTACCTTACTTATGGAGCCACAACCACGCCAGACTGGAACATACCGAATGCACAGTATTCATTCACTGAGTTTAAGGAGGAAGTATGACTACAAAAGAATTAATATTTGCTCTATCTAAGATACCTGAAGACATGCTAGATGTTGATGTTGTGCTTGATGTAGATGAAGATTCTCTACGTCATTTAAATGTCAGTGAGGTTATACGCGGAGATAAGGTTGTAATTATCGCAGCTGACCTATCATGCAAATAACCTGGACTAACTGCGCCGAGCAGATGCCGCCAGATGATTCAATAATTTGCAAGTCATCACAGTAGCGCCGGATAAGTGACATTCAGCCCGCCGCCATCCAACGCCGCAAGCGTGTCCATTAGCGGGTAAAATTGGTTTGTTATTGCCGGGAAATTGGTGCCAAGGTTGTGCCAGTAAGTTGTGTTCCCCACGGCATTTCCCGTATTAGTTCCAGTACCTGCAATTTTTGACTGGTAAACAACTCCGCCGCTTTTGACTATGTCACGGT